GGTTTACTCGATGTTTAGAGACCTGATAGGGCAGTATCCAGACATTCAGAAAGAAGCATTAAAAAAAGCAGTGTATAAAATGGATCTATCTAAGGAAGGTTTAAAGATAGCATTAAAATCTTTGGAGGCAGGTAGCAAAGTAGAGCCGCCGGAGACACAGAACGCAGCAGTAGCAGAGGCATTAGGTGGGTAAGCTTGATGATCTAATAACGGATAACATTAAGATCAACGAAAAAATAAAGGCTAAAAACCTTAAGCTTTTTTTGAGCAGGTTAGGAAGATTTTTAGACACGCAAATTCCAGCACTAACTAATTTAGAAGGGAAAGATTTACAGGGTCAATTAGCGGTACTAGCAGGGTTACAGCAAGGACTAATAGACCAGGGGCTAGAAGGTGTTGTTAAACAAATACAAGAAGCTTACGGTGACGAAATTCGTTTCCTTAAAAAACAGTTTTCAATAGTAGGAATAGAGAAAGCCTTTAGCGGTGCAGATAAAGCAGTCGTGGACGAGCTTATAAATTTTGATTACAAGAAAGTTACCAGATTAATTAATCCATATATTGATGATGTTGCCAGCTCTTTAATGCGCGGAGTCTTAGCAGGGGAAAGACCCAATGTGCGCGAAATATTATTAAAAAGTACGAACGTTTTAGAGTCTCAAATAAAGACAGAAGTAGATACTTTGCTATCAGGATTCTCACGCGCCGTATCAGCTAACAAAGCTAAAGAATTAGGCTTAGAACTATTTGTTTACAGAGGTCCGAGCGACGATATTACGAGACCGTTTTGCCAAAAAGTATTAGATAGAGATCCAGCAATATATACACTAGAAGAAATACAAGAATTAAACAGAGACAAAGATGCACCAAAAGGCTTAGACGTTATGATTTACGGCGGTGGTTACAATTGCCGTCATCAGTGGGTAGCTATCAGTGAAGAAAGAGCTAAGGAGCTAGGCTATGGGGATTAGATTTAGATCTACTTTTGATGCATTGAAAGCAGCAAAAAAGATTAGCGATAAGAAATTAATAAAACTTAAAATAGCAATGGAAGACGCTAAAGACCAGATTTTAGAGAAAGTCGGAAAAGGTCAGGGAGTAAACAGCGCGCTAGAGCCGTACTCAGAAGGCTACAAACGATACAAAGTTAGAAAAGGACGATCTGGAAAACCTGATTTAAGATTCACTGGTCAGATGCTAAAGGCTATGCAGACCACAGCCATCAAGAGCGGCAAAGGATTAATAGGGCGAATCTTCTTTTTAGAACAAGAAGTAAAGAAAGCAATTTGGAATCAACGTTTGCGAAACTTTTTTGGATTATCTGAAAAACAAATTTTGCAAATTAAACAAAAAATGAAGGGTTGAAATGTCAGAAGAAACAGCAGAAGCACAAACAGTTACAAGAGCAGAATACGACTCAGTTAGAAACAAGGCTGATAAATCAATAGGAGAAGCTGAAACTTACAAAAGAGAATTAGAAGAGTATAAAAAGTATGGCGATCCTAAAACTATCTCCGGCAAGCTATCCGATTATGAATTAATCAGGAAAGAAGCGGCTAAAACACCGGAACAAATTGAAAGTCTAATCAAAGAAAAAGAAACAGAAATTAGAAAAGGTGTTCAAACAGAATTAGATGCTAAAGATTTAAGCTTAAACAACGTACAAAAACAGTTGCGAGAATTAACCATAGTGGACAAAGTTTACTCACAGCTCGCAACAGATTTAGCAGACAAAACAGAGGATATAGTAAAAGACTTTATCCGGAAAAATTGTGATATTGACGACAAAAACAATTTAATAATCAAAGACGAGAGCGGCAAAGCAAGATACAAAAAAGATAAACCTTCAGAGCTTATGACCGTAGAAGATTATAAACAAGAACTCATACAAGAAAGATCATTCCTATTTAAAGCGCAAACTCTCTCAGGAGGGGCTAACAGCGGAAAGGTAGTCACGGGCAGCGATGCAGGGGGAAATTTGACAGTGGAAAAATGGGGAAGAATGAGTAGCGAAGAACGGCAGAAATACCCTTTAGAGGTTAGAGCCAAACTTAGCAAACAATTATTAGGATAATTTTAAAAAAGGAAAATATATGTCAACAGTTAAATCAGGACTTGCTTACGCAAGTGAGGAATATTTAGATGTGCTTTCACAAGCATTAGTAAAAAAAGCGGTAATGCCAGCTCTTTGCAGAGGGTTCGATATCCCGGCAAAGACTGATATCTTTACCGTATCGAGAGATGGATCATTAACCAGCTCAACCTCAGCAGTAGCAGAAGGGGCGAATTATACGACTCTATCGCAGTACCAAACTGCTAAGGTACAAGTTTCAGTAGTGAAAGAAGTAGTTTGTTCTTTTGTTTCCGTTGAAGCATCAGACCTTATTGGAGCTAGTCCGGCAGTACTTGCAGAAAAGCAAGGGCAGGCATTGGCGCGACGTTGGGATACAGCATTAAGCGCATTGTTTACTAACATCTCCAACACAGCCGGTACTACAAATACCGACCTATCTAAAGATAAGTTGATGGATGCAGTTTACAACGTAATTGCAAACAGCAACGGAGCAGTAGGTAATTTAGTTGCAGTAATTTCTCTTAAACAAGAATTAAATCTAAAAAAAGAAATGACTTCAACTACTGCCGCAGTATTTGGTTTGCCAATATTCTTAAGTTTGTTGGGTACACCAGGAACAGACAACGCCTCACCAAACGGATTGATTGGACAGATGCCAGGGGTTACGTGCTTTAGAGCATTTAATCTACCGACCGCTAACGGTGGTGTTGATGACGTTGGTTGCGTATTTGATCCAGCTATTACTTTTGCAACAGCAGCGAACAGCGCACCAAGTACTATGGTAATCGAAAGAGGGACCGGCAATCCATCGTTTGGCTATGAAGTATCTAGCTACTTATTCCATGGCGAAGCAGAGTGGAACGATTTGACAGCAAGCAGAATAATTTCTAAAGCGTAATTCTACACTTTTGAAATGAGATTAATAGAGAGGGGCTGAAAATGCCTCTCTTTTTTTTGGAAAAAAATAGATGAATATAAACGAAGTAAACTTTGATGTATTGTTAGAAAAACACAAAGAGCCAATTGACAGAGAAACTAAACAACCAGCAGCGTATATGCTTTGGGGAATGATTGGCAGTCATAATGAATCAAGCGTAATTACAGAAGCAGCAGAAATTAGAGAAATGCCATTCGCAGGTTCTCTAGGAACACCAACGGCGGTCTTTGCATTGCTTAAAAAAGGTTGGAAGCTTTTAAAATATAAGCTACCGATCGAACAAAATTTAGATCTACAAGTTGCACTAGAAACCGCTAAGGGTGGAAGTATTGCATTAGATAATGAAAGAGCCGCAAGAATTGCAGCAGAAGAAGAATTGTCAGAATTAAAATCAAGATTAGAAAAACGTAAAAAGGTTACTACAGATGAACAAGCCTAGAAACGAAAAACAGGTTAGAAAAGCCATAGAAGAATTGGGTAAAAGATTTAAAGATTACGAAATTCAGAAGGGCAATTCTAAAGTTACTTACGAGCAAGCTTTGAACGAAGCAAGAAAAGTTGCCGAGCGTGTAGAAGGTAATCGCAAATGAGTAAACCTGTTTTTGGTAAAAGTATTACTAGAAGCTTCATAGTAGATGATGGTGAGGGGGCTTTGTCGTTACCCTCACAATCACCTACTATATACTTATTTACTACGCAGCCAACGAGAATAGATGCGATAGCAGGCACAGGGGCGACGCAAACTATAACAGCCTGGACAGCTAATAATTCAAGCTATGATTATCAATTCACAGCAGTAACAGATCCAGATCCAGCAAGTAGCAACGCAGAAATTGAATACTGGGAAGCGATTAAGTACGTACTGCAAACAGCAGGGAGCGTTCAGACTAAAATAAGAAGCTTCACTATAGCGCGCGCAGAAGTAGCTATAAGCAAGCCAGGAACATCGCTACAAGATATTAAAGACGTTTGGGCAGGGGTTAGTAATTACATTAGTGATTCACAGCTAGGAACGTTTCTCGAAGAAGCAGAAACTTTAATGCGATTAAAATTCGGGAAAAAAGTTTGGGTTAGACTAGGCGATTTAGAAGACGCTAAGTTTGCATTAGCTTATAAAGCAATTATTTTAATGGCTGAAACACAAATAGCTAAAGGCTTTCAAGGTGATAAATTTGAAAAGCTAGCAATCATATTTCAGAACAGATACAAAGAGATTTTAGCAAGTACAAGTTTTCCACAAGACACAGATGGAGACGGCAAAGAAGATTCAATCATAACTAAATCAGCAAGAGTAATAGACGTTAGCAGATGACAACAATCGAGAACGATATTAGGGATAAGTGGAAAACTAAAGTTTTTGAAAATTCTGCTATTCTAAATATTACAAACAAAGCTTTAGATTATGAATTGTCACCAGAATCAGAAAAAGAAATTACAGAGGGAAGTTTCACGCAAGAATTAAATTTCTTTGAGTACGTAGTTTCAAGAAGCGAAGTGTCACAGCCTGAAATAGGGGGATTTAGTAGACCAGTATATAAATTTTTATGCGAAGTTAGATACACGAAACAAATAGACACAGACGGTACTAATTTTAATTTAGTAATAGATGCTATGTCATTATTAATAGACGTAGTGAGAGCGCAGCTAGGCAGCTCATGGGATAACGTTGTTGATTATCAAGAAGATCCGATATCAATAGACGCACCAATAAAAGAGACGGTGGCAGATATAGAATGCTATCGATCAATAGCCAGATTTTCCGCGATTAAACAAATATAAAATAAAATAGGGGATATATGCCAGATTTAAACACAAACGAGATAGATTATACAAAGAGAGTCGGCTTCACTGTATTGTCACCAATATCATTATTGGTAAGTTATACAGCCGGAGAATTTAGCGGCTACTCAAGCAACGGATTTAACGCGCTAAGAACTCTTAGCTCAACAGAAACAACCGCAGCAACGATTGCGCGTTTTGTAACTACATTAGTAAGCGATTTAATGCGTAATAAATCGTAATCAATTTAATTAACAATTTTTAGGAGATATCAAAAATGCCAGCACGAACAGGCGGAAACACATCGCTAGGGGTAACCTTAGCCACAACCTTTGACGGAATTACTCAAGCCGGCGCAGGTCATAAATTAGTAGTAGATAGTATCACACACAGCAGAGGTACTACCGAGTTGTCAGAAGTAGGTATTGGATCAGGTCAAGCATTATCGACCGATAGTGATATAGGTAACTTTAATCCAACGGTAGGATTTACAAAAACAATAAGAAGTGATGACCAAGGAATAGCTTTAATCAAGCAATTGTTTGGTACTGAAACGGTTACCGTATTGTCTACACCAGCAACGGCACACAGCTTTACATACAATGCGGTTTCTACTGCAAACTATGCAAACTTAGCGTTTCATGGTGAGAGTACTGCTATATTTGAATATGTAAATAATGTAGTTACTAAATTAGGTATTGAACTAACGCCTAACGAATATGCTAAGGCTACTTACGAGCTACTAGCTACCAATAGATTAATAACAGCAACGACAAACAACGCGGCTTCATTAGTTGCGACTACAGAGCCAGCGACTAGGCAAAACTTTATTGTAAGAAGTACAGACGAAGTTTTGATTAATGTACAAAGTGCCGGAGTGCTTGCTAGTCCGGCTAATAGGATCGTAGTAGCTAAAGCAAGCATTGACTACGACAAGTCACAGGAGCTTGTTTCTGAGATAAAAGGATCGGTAGGATTTGGAGCACCAAGAGCAAGCGGACAACCGCCATTTATGGCAACAATTACGCTAGAGCTTAAAACAGTTGAGGACTTTACTTATTTTACAGCGCACGAAGCAGGCACAGAATATAAACTAAGTGTAAGCATTAAAGCACCGACAGTAATAGCAGGCGGATTGTTCCCGGAGATAAATCATTACTTCCCAAGATTAAAAGTAGTGTTAGATCCAGAGCATGACGTTGCTAACGCAGGAGAAAACGGGATGACCGTTACTTTCAAAGCTTTGGTTGCATCTAGTATACCGACCGGTATGTTTAGTACTTTACCACATATC